GATAACATAAACCACATGCACAAGCACCTAGTAACTAAAGAAATGCTAGATGCTGGTACATACCTTGGTGAATATCCAACTATGGTACGAAGTGCAACACTTAATTACATTAACGAAAACGACATATAAATGGGAGTTTAATATGGGACTACAAGCACTAAAAGGCAAAAGAGCCAAGAAGAAAAACGCAAGAGCTGGAGCAAGAACTGGATTAGCAGGTGTTCCAATCGATAAAGGATTTGACGCAGTGAAAGATTACTTTCATCTTCAAGTTGACAAGAAAGACTGCATAAGTCAGGTTAAGACATGGATCAAGAAAAACTTTCCGGTTCCGTCAAAGTACATGCTTTGTAATCCAGATTATCACTTTACTATGACACACCACGCAGCCACAGCATATTGGTATAATAATAACTTAAATAAAACTAATGAATCCGAAAAGGCTGCTGGCTTTCTATCACATCTCTTTGATAAGATGATACCACTTATTGAAACTGGTAAAGTACTATATAATGAAAGACAACAAGAAAAGAAAGCTAACTTAAATGTGATATCATTGTCACCACAAGATAGGTTAGTACGTAAGATTAATAATACTATAATGCAAGAATTACTTGAACTTGAAGACAAGTGGATCGAAGGTGAAGATGCCACTATTAACTTATATGATAGGTTCAAGTATCACGGCTTAACAAACACTGCAATAAGTCACGTTAAGCCAATGGTTGAGGGCTGGCTTCTTGATTATGAAGACGCATATCATAAGAGATGCGAACAAGCTGTAGAAGGTTACTCCCACCTTAAACGGTCGGTCCTCAACCAAAGAATTAAAATATGTACTGTCATGCTCGAAGATCTTGAAAGAATCAGGTCAGCAACTAAAGCATCACGTACAGTTAATCTTAAGAAGCCTAAGGCTGCAGATAAGCAGGTTTCTAAAGTACAATATAAGAATGAGGATAATGACTTTAAGATTGTGTCAATACATCCTATTCAAATTATTGGTAAGTATAAGCTATATACTTTCAATACTAAATACAAAGAGTTATGCGTCTATGAAACTGAGGCATCACGCGGATTTGAAATATCTGGTTCTACTATTAAGAACTTCAATCCACAAGCAAGTTTCAAGGTTAAACTTAGAAAGCCAATGGAGATATTTCCAACTCTACTTAATAAGAGCTATAATCAAATAAGTAAGTTCTTGGATGATAAACTTCAAAAGGTTAAACGTAAAGACGCAAATGGTCGTATCAATAAAGATACGATCTTATTAAGGATTTTAGACAAATGAAAATAGAAGAACAATTTTTATCAAAGTCTAAATTTACAAAGCTTATCGAAGCTACCGTAGCAGATCTTAAAATTCCATATATGGATGCAATCATTAAGGTCTGTGAAACTAACAATATAGAAATCGAAGACATTCGAAAATTTATATCGCCAGTTATTAAAGATAAGCTTGAGGCTGAGGCAATGGACTTAAACTTCTTACCTAAGAAGAACGCCATTGACTCATCTTTATTCAACTAAATGCTATTATATATAGTATTACATTTCAGTTATATTTCAGCAAATAAGGAGACAATACAATGTCATTCGAAACACTAAAACGCAGTCGCGGTTCAAATATCAATAAAATTATTAAAGCAGCAGAAGCCACTAACAGCGGTGAAACAAAATCTTATGTAGATGAGAGAATGTGGAAGCCAACTGTCGATAAGGCAGGTAACGGCTATGCGGTTATCAGGTTTCTTCCTGGTAAAGATGATCAACTTCCATTCGTAAGATACTGGGACCACGGGTTTAAAGGCCCAACCGGTCAATGGTATATTGAGAACTCGCTTACTTCAGTAGGTCAACCTGATCCTGTTGGTGAGCTTAACTCAAGACTATGGAACTCAGGTATCGAGTCTGATAAGGACAAGGCAAGATCACAAAAGAGAAGGTTACACTACGTAACTAATATCTATGTGGTTAATGATCCATCAGCTCCTCAAAACGAAGGTAAGGTATTCTTATATAAGTTTGGTAAGAAGATATTTGATAAGATATATGATCTTATGAATCCAGCTTTCGCGGACGAAACACCAATCGATCCATTTGATTTCTGGGAAGGCGCCGACTTTAAACTTAAGATAAGAAACGTTGAAGGTTATAGAAACTATGATAAGTCAGAGTTCTCTTCAGCATCTCAGTTCTTAAGTGCCGATGAGGCTAAGTTAGAAGAAGCATATAATAATATGCACGACCTAGATGAGTTCACGAATCCTAAGAACTATAAGTCATATGACGAGCTTAAAACTAAGTTAATGAGAGTTCTTGGTGAGGAGGCAACTGCTGGCGCTTATACTGTAAGGGAAGAGATTAAAATGAATGATCCTGTTCCTGCTCATGAGCCAGTAACTGCTGAGGAAATTAGCAGTGAAGATGAAGATACTCTATCTTATTTCTCAAAACTAGCTAAGCAAGACTAAGGACCAACAAAACCATACTCATCTTGAGGATCTGAGGTTCCGGATTTACCGACTATACTGAGATTTGATACATTAGTATTATTAGTTTTTCTACTATTATCATTACCTCCGGTTATAACGGTAGATCCGCCCATAGCTCCCGGTGAATAATTAGGTTTTAAGTCAGGAGCTGGTCCGTATGATTTACTTACACTTGCATTTTGTTTAAGTGTAAGATTTCCATCATTACCTGTTGTATACCCAGCATATTCATATGCACCAAGAGCTTTCAGGCCACGGACTGCAAGGCCTCCAAAAACACCTTTTGTGTTATTAGGATCCGGCAATACAAGTTGTAGTATACTTTTTATAAAATTCTCTGCCATATTGCCAACACCTGAAGTAAGTTTATTAATCGTAGAAGTAGGATTAGTAAATGCTTCTTTAAAGAAGTTCTTCACTGATTCCCATGCTGGATCGACCAACGCAGTTAGACTAAATTCTTTCAGTTTTTTTGATGCTTCTTCAAATCCTAATTTCTCTGCAAAGAATGCTGGTATCTTAAAAAATAATAAATCTATAGCATCAGTGAAACCTTTAATAACACCTTTTATACCACCTTCAAAACCGGATTTTAGCTTTTCAAGTAAATCACCTTTATCTTTAGTAAAGCCCTCATAGAATCCTACGAAGAAATCAATAACAGAAAGAACTATTTGAAAGATTGGTCTTAAAGCCAGACCAATTATATACTTAAATGGTTTTAAAAGAGGATCTAAGAAAGAAAAGATCTTACCAAAAAATCCTAGAATACCTGTACCTTTTTCTGCAGAACCAAATAATCCTTTAAGAGCTTCAAAATTAATTGATGGAAAGAATTTTGCAATACTTGTAAACTTAGTGCTTAGTCCATCAAAAAAGTCTGTGATAGGTTTTATCGCTTTTGAAATTTTACTTTCACCTTCTGTAGCACTAAAAATATCTGTAACTGGTTTTAAAAAATTTGATATAGAAGTTCGAATCCCCTTTATTGTACTTGAAAATGATTTTACACCTTCTGATGTAGTTACAACAGGTTTACCATCAACACCTAAACCTAAAGCTTTAAATAATCCTAGCTTAAAATTCTTAGGTATATTTTTAAATGCTGCTTTAGTTTCATCTGGAATAATTAAAAGATTTTTAAAATTAGTACCAAATGTTTTTAATCCTCTACCAAAATCCTTAATAGAATCTATAAAAGATAAAGCTCTCATATTAAATGCTTTCCCAGTAGCGAGCAAAGTTTTAGCTATCTGTCCTACTCTTAAAGCTTTAAAGGCATCATCCAATCCTGTCATAGATGCTGCTATGCCAGATACTATAGCTGTTATGCCACTAAGTGAAGCTAAGCCGCCTAATAAACCTAAACCTCCAGCTGCCCCTGCACCTGATTTAACAGGAGGTGCTGCTATTTTTTTCTTAGCTTCTCTTTGATTCTCTAGATCTTTTAGCCTATTACTTTCTAATATGCCAAAAAATTTATCAAATCTTGAACCAATCTTGCTAATCTCAATACGAGTACCCTCATGACCCAACTGATTTTCTGTATTATTCTCTTTTAATTTTTTAGTTACGTCATCTAAAGTTGCCATTATGCCCGTCCTTGTTGGTCCTGCCTTGATTGCTCTTCTTTTATATGATCGAGTAACATACCAAGATATACTTCTCGCTCCCATGGTATCATATGGTCTATCTCAGTCAACGAATAGTGATAATGATGTATCAACTGAAAGTTCGTCTTATAATAATTTACAAGTGTCTCATGAGATAGACCTATGAGAAAAAACTTTGCATTCCTTCTATTACTGTGTTATTTTGATGATTACAATTTTTACATGTAAAAGCCACGTTATGTGCCAGCTTAGGCATTTTTTCTACATATTCTCTTACTTTAGTAAACTGCTCGTTATTCATAGATTCTATAAAAGAATCTAATTCTTTGGCAGTCTGATCTTTAGCGAAAAATCTTTCTTCGTTCGTTTGTACAGCATCGATGCTCGATCTTATTAATCCAAAAATTTGATCTACGTTTGATTCTGAAGAAAGAATATCATCTTTAACTATACTATTAAAACTAGGCCATTTCATTTCAAGAGAAATTTGATCATCTAATTTAATAATATTTGAAATATCTGGTACTTCTATTTCTACAGAATCAATGTTTAAAGAAATATCATTATCAGTTTCGCATTTCTCGCATTTTATTTTAATCTTAGATGTTTCTCCTACACTTTTAGCTCGTATTTTTAAAAACATATATTCAATGTCAAATGTAGCTAATTTTGTAGAGTCAATATCTCCAACTACGCACGCTTTAATAGTTTCAACTACTGTATTAAGAATATGTTTTTGATCATCAGATTCTAGCGCCATTAATAAAATCTTTTCTTCTTTAACTAAAAAAGGTCTGAAAGTTACTTCTTCTTTGTTAGAAGGCACTATCATTTTATATTTTGGCATATTGTTTAGTTTTGGTAAACCTAGTGTTTCCATTCCGATTTCACTCCTTATAATATATCAATTCCACCGAGAGGTGTATCAATATCCATGTTAATAAATCCTTGTGTATCACTTGATCTTTTCCAATTCGTGTAAGCAAAACTTACTGTTAATTGAACAAGCCCGTCAAGCTCATTGTTTAATTCTATTGCACTAGTAGAAACGGGAAAAGCATCTAATAAGTCCACTGAGTATACAGTTCCTCCACCAATACCTGCATTAAATCTTATTGGTCCTATTTGTTTGCTGACACCTGCTAAAGGCTGCCTCAGTTGATGTATGGTAACAGTTCTAGCATATTGGCTCTTATAATTACTGGTAAAAGCATTACCACCGTCTTCTGGGATCGCGGTATTTCTCCAAGCGTCAAAGTATTCTTTTACTCCATAGTCATTCATAAGATAAAAAGTCATGCTAACATCATCAACAGCATATCCATAAGCAATTTTCTGAAATTCCATTCCAATCCTACGATCATTAGTTAAAGTAACTTTAGCTGGCAATGTAGCATTTGAACACAATATATTAAGTTCTCTTCCAGAAGCTCCACCGCCTCCTCCAGTTAATAATCCAATTATGCCTCTTAGTAGTCCACCACCACCACCGAATGTAGTTGGTAAGGTAACTAAGAATCTATTACTTCTAGCAAAACCTAATTTATTATTTGCCAATGCTTTTAATTCATCTACCGAGTTAGCCATTTGCCATCTTTCTTGAATCAGAATATACTTTACCTGCCGAGGCTTTTTTCCAACTAGCGGTTGGCATAAAAGTTACGATCTCCCATTCAGGCGCAGGTACTTGAGCAAATCTTGATTTAACATGATCTAAAAGATAGTGTTTAAAACATGGTTGAAAATATTTAAATTTGGCAGCACCTTTAAGTAATCTATATGTTAAATTAAATCTTGTAGACTGATCATATTTTTTATTGTTAACTAAGTCAAGTAAGCTATCTAAAAATTTAGCTCTTAAAATCGGAGGTATGTAATGTAAGTTTAGACCTCGAAATCCACCTTCTGCTCTCTCAACAGGTATAACTAACGGAAAGGTATCATAATATGGAAGCTTATCTTTTAATTTAGGATCATAGAAGAACATCATCATACTACCTAATAATGGACTACTAACTCTATTGACTCCCTCTTCTCGCATTAATGACTCACGATTCACGCGTGTCAGAAGCTGTACGCGCTTGCGAAACCATTCACGTGATTCTTGTGTTCGAGGAGTAATACCTTTACGAAAAGCTTCAAGTTCTAGTTTTTGAAATAAGTTACTCATAAGACTATTTATAACGCTTTTTGCGCTTTTTGCGATAAGACGGCAAAGGTTTATATGACTTAAGCTTTCC